ACTTACTTCGTATAAGTAGTGATAAAAAGCAAAAGCCGTTAAATGATTAAAATAAAATATAAAATGATTAAAAAATAATACATAAGGCTTGTGTATATAAAATCTTTTTCGTATATTTGACCTGTTGATTTAATGTTTAACCTTAATACTAATTCTATGAACAACCTCAACACACAATCGGATATTCCAACTATCCAACAGAGCCTTCACTACATTTCAGCCCGTTTGGATGAAGTAACAGGCAACGCTATGGGGATGTCTAACATCCACATCGTTTCAGAGAATGATTACTCTGAAGACATCGCTTCTGAACTTTCTACTTTGAATCAGAGCGTTAAGGAGATGAACTCTACATTGAATAATCTTTCTAACCGAATGGAAGATTTGGAGTTTAATCTTCGTCCACTTTCCTCCATTGCTGAGAACTTGGAGATGATTATGATGGCTTATGTTGAATCAGTTAATCGTAAGTAAGATGCAAGTATTTACCCGAAAACAACTTTTTGCATTAGAGCAAGGAAAAGCTCTTTACAATAAGTTTGAGAACGAAGTTAAAGTGGCAACCTCTGGAGATTACTCAATGTTTATGAAGAAACATTTTTTCTTCTCATCAATGCCAGGTTATACAAAGTCTCATTTGATTAAAAAATATTTGGAAGAAGGTGTTGTTCCATATTACCTAATCACAGGTAAAAAATCTTTAAGAGATTTTGGTTATCAACTATGTTTGATTGCAGCAAATCATCCAGATTCACCGGCTATTGTTAGTGTTGATGATTCTGATTTTATGTTTGCTAACAGCGATTCAATGAATGTTATTAAGAATATGATGAGTGGGTTGAAAAAGTTTGAGTATTCTAACGCTCAAGCTTTATTGGGTGCTCGTAACCTACCCAAACCAATGAAAGATGCAGTTAATAAGTTTAAGATGAAATATGGAGAAGGATTTAGTGTTCCAACTCACAATATTCATTTTATCATCGCTTCCAATGTGAAACTCCCATCAGCAGATGAGGCTGCAATGAGGCAGGATTTGAAGCCAGGTCCAACTTCACAAAAAATGGTAGATATGGCAGCAGTTGCAGACCGTATGAACAACTATCATATTAACTTTGATGCTTGGGAAGAAAACTGGGGATATGTTGCGCATCGTATTTTGGAAGCTCCTTATTTCGGAGAAGGTCAGTTTGAGTTTACATTGGAGCAAAGACAACAAATGGTTAAGTTTGCTTGGGAAAACTTTGATAAACTTAAATCAAAATCTTTCCGATTGTATGAAGGGTTAGCACAAGAAATGATGTTGAATCCTGATGATTATTTGGATGTGTGGAATAGTTCTAAGTTTCTTAATATTTCTCAATACAAATAATGAGCCCTGAAGAGATTAGAAAAATGTTAGAAGAGTATCAGTCCTCTCGTTTGGATAATAGGACTGATGCTCAACTACAACAAAATTCTGAAAGAGCTGCTCTTGGTGGAGTTAAAGCTCAAAAAACTCTTAAAAAAGAAAAAAAAGGTTTTTACGGGCTTACTGATGAAGAAAGAAGTAAGAATGGTAAAATTGGTGGAGATACATCTCATCCAAAAATGATTGAATGGTGTAGAAAAAATAATCACTGGGATAATTTATCTATTCTTCAAAAAGGATATGAAAAATCAAAAGAGCATAAAGAAAAAATAAGTAAAACTTTAATCGGTAGAGAATTATCAGAAGAAACTAAAAGAAAAATGTCTGAAAGCCAAATGGGACATGGATTTTCTGATGAAACTCTTAATAAAATGAAAAAATCTGCTCGTAAAAGAATGAGACCTGTAATGCAGTATGATTTAGATGATAATTTTATTAAAGAATGGGGTGGATTTGCCGAAATAGTAGATGAACTTGGATTGCAAAAATCAGGGATATATGCATGCTGTAATAACAAAATAAATAAATCTCAAGGATTTATTTGGAAATACAAAGAATAAATTTGGCCATTTAAGATTTATTTCGTATATTTGTATAACAAAATAAGAAACACACCTTTTTCGCATGAGCGGAGGGGGTGTGTATTATATAAAAAGAAAACCCACCGAATGGTGGGCTTCCCTGTTGTATGATAGATAAAAAATACGGGTTTCTTTGGGAGAATTATCCGTATACGATAGTCGGTGCATTTGTAAAGCCTGCCGCTCCAAATGGGTCACCAAATGTGCTTCCACTAACGAATGATGCTGGGAATTGTTCTTGTCCGGTGAAGGTCACAGCATAACCGTAAAGGTCTCCGAGTCCTGCTCCTGTTTGAATTGTTCCAGCGGTCAAATCAGCTCCTTCTCTTTCACCTACTAACAAGGTATCACCCTGCATTGTGTGAACAAAGATTTGAGGTCTTGACCAAGCCATCAACTTCAATTGAGTAGTCATCTCATTTGTAAGCTTCTTCAAGTTAAGAACCAATTCTTGTGAGAAGAATGTAGTGCCGTTTTCTCTTGAAGTATTTACGGTCTCTTGATAATTTGAAGTTCCCTTCAATTCGTAGTAGTATGCGTTCATTCCACTGGTTGGAAAGCCATCAACAAGACCTGAACCGTCTTTGCTGAATGAACCAGTTTGGAAGTTTACGAAATACACACCAGCTAAACCACCAACGGACTCTTTACACACTTCTTGTCTACCTGCTGTTAAATCACATGCCATAATAGTTTATTTTTTTATTAGTTAAAGTTGTAAAAGAGTTTGGGGGAGGGTGTTACCCCTCCCTTTAATCCTCTAATTGGTTTATACTGATGGGATGTGAATAGCCACATCAGAAAGGATACCTACTTGTGTATCCGCAGTGTATCTCATGATTACTCTGAAGTTCTGTGAACCATCCAAATCTGCCATGTCTAAGATACGCACTTCGTTGTAGTCGTTCATCAAACCAGTACCGAAGAACAAGTTTGATTTTTGAGCTGCTACAGCGTAAGAATCAGTCATACCTGGGCAAAGTGCCAACTCAATACCATTGAAGTTCATTGGCTTCTCACCCACGTTCATTTGGTTGTTCCAACCATTAGCACCTTGCGCACCACCAGCCAAAGCTTGTTGGTATGCCTTAGCCACGTTAGTTGCTACATAGATGGTCAAGTCTTCCTTACCATAAACTGCTGCTGGGATAGCGTCAACCAATGCTGATAATTTATCCAACACGTTAGCTGAAGTGATAGAGCCAGATGCAGAAGATTGGATTGCATCAGATGCTCCTGCAGTTGCTGCAGATGCAGAGATTACTGGAAGTAAACCTTTGAACTGACCGTTAGTTGCTGCTGCACCAGTCCAGATAGAAGTTTCAGTAGCTTCAGCTACCTTACCACCTACATAAGATACCAAGTAATCGGTGAATGTAGCAGGAACTTCATCAAATGCAGAGTAGCCCAATTGAAGAGCTTCCCAAGATGCTACGAAGTTTTGCTTACACAATTCCAAGTTTACCTGAAGCTCTTTTGGCTCAAGGATTCTTTCAGTTAATGCTACAGTACCAGAAGTAGTGAAATCACAAGAAGCATCGTTAACGATTGAGTCAACATCAACTCTCTGAATTACTTGCTTATACTTTACATTAGGAACAATAGTAATGTAGTTATTGTCCAATGTTCTTGCAGACAACAAAGCTGCTGCAATATACTTACCCGCAAATTCGCCAGCGTATGTGCTAGTGATAGAAGGCTGAGCAAATTTCTGTAATTTTCTCATTGTTTTTGTTTTTAATTAGTTATATAATTTTGCCAAGAACGATGATTGAGGGTTTCTGATGCTCTTGGACTTGTTTAATTTTACGCTAACTTTTGACATCTCTACTGGTGCGCCATTCATCGGAGAAACTTCTTCTTCATCCTCTTCTTCTTCACCAATTTCAATCTCAACTTCTTGCATTTTAGCGATAGCTTTTTCCATTTCTTCAATGCGATAAGCCATCTCTTCCATTTTCTTACCGTAATCTTCCATCTTAACCTTCATTTCCTCATATCCTGGTTCGCCTGGAAGTGGTTCTGGCTCTAAAGTTTCTTCAGCCATCTCTTCAACAACTTTCTCTTCAACTTCAGAATCAACTTTTACGATTTCTTCTTCCATTTCCTCCACATTCTCTCTTTCAACGATAACGCCATCTTCAGTAATTACTCTGATATGAACTTCATTACCTTCCTCATCTTTGAGGAAAAGGTTGTGCTCGCCGTTAGGAGCTGGAGTTTTGCCGTCTTCGGTTACTACCTCAACTGGCTCGCCTACATCAAAAGTTGGAGACTCAACAATAGTTCCATCTTCTAACTTAGCGTAAGTCATCTTAACTTCCTCTTTTGTGAGTAAAGTTACGATTTTGTTTAATACACTATTTGCGTTCATATTATAATATGTTTTTATAGTTTAATGTTATAACAATGTTTATCACTTTTGTAGTGATTTTTTATATTCCAACTCTATTAGCTAAAAATAAAGATGCTGATAAGATTTCATCAGCATTTAATAATTTATTGTAAATTAGTATATCCGCTACTTCACAATTTGAGTTTTCATAAACACTACTACCAACTATACCATCCGTATAAGAGCCGGTATTTACTCCAACTCCATATGGACCAGCTGGATATACGCTAGATGTTACTGATGATGTTATAAACTCTCCATTTAAGTACAAACTTTGAGTTCTTGGGTCGTGTACACCTGGTATGTCGTTCCATTCTGCGGTTGCTGCAAAAATCCTCCAATTAGTGTCATAGCTTCCAGATGGTTGAAATACAAACTTACCAACAACGGGGTCTGGTGCAATATATGCAGGTCCAACTCCAGGTAATCCAGCGTAAGAGCCGGAATAATTACCCAAAGACCAATTTCGTAATAAATTGGTTGGACCTGTATTTGATAAACTTACCAAAATTCTACCATGTTTATCAGTTATTGCTCCTGTATATCTACCTGAATAAATAACTGTATATTCTGGCGTATATGTTAAGTCAATTGCTCCGGGCGTTGGTTTTGTTTCAAATCCTTGTTGATGAGTAAAAGATAAAACACCAGTACCCGAGTCCCAAGTTGGAGAACCAAATAAAGATGCTGTTACATTACCACCATAAGAGTTATACCAATAACCAGATGATGTATCTACATTTTTTTGACCATCTAAAAACATTACTAGCCCATCCAATGGAATAGGGTATGGTGGTGGAACAAATGGGTTTATAATAATAGGAGTATCACCAACATATGAGTTGATGATTTCTTCGTTTCCTAAAAAGTATTGTGTTCCTATATCTCCCATATCTTATGCACACATTTGGATTTCAGAAACAGTACCAGCACTTACATAAAATGCTTTATTCATACCATAGTCCTGATAACCATACCACTTTAGAGATTGCAATGCTGCATTACCAGCATCATCCACCCATACACTATCTCCAACCTCAATAGAAGCTCCTACATTTGCTCCACCCTTTGAGTAATAGATTGTTTTAGGAGCGCCAGGATAAGCCCCACATGCTCCCATAATGGTATCGTGTCCAACTGGATATGGTATTGCACCATCACTATCGTAAATAGTAACGGATGAATAACCACCACCGGGAGGAGGGGTGTAAGGGTCTCCACCTCCACCACCAGGTCCTTCAGGCCATTGTGATGATGAATAATAGTTTACGATTGTAATCAATTCGTTCAACTTTGCTCTAATAGATGCTGCTGATTCTAAATTATCTATACTATTTACACTCATTTCTTTTTCTTTTATTCTGTCCAATTTTGTGTATCATCCCATACACCTGTATCATTCCATACTCCATTATTTAACAACCAATTCGTAGTTGGTTCTTCAGGCACCGATATAGGAGGTGTAGAATAGATGATTTGTTTGTTTCCGTGGTTCTTAAAGGCTTGTGTTCTAAAGATTGGATTTTTAGCCAATGTTCTAGCATCACCCAGCTTTGTACCACCGAATGCTATACTACCTAATGTTTTATTTCCTAATTTTATCGTTGCCATATCTTATTGTGGTATGTTATTTTGGTCCATTATTGGTTCTTCTATTACAATTGGTTCTGATTGGAATGTATTTGTCAAACCATCAAAATACAACCCAATTCCACCTTCATTATTCCATTTTGTAGATGGTATAAGATTTACAGACCCGTTTGGTAATACATAACCATCCAATGTATTTTTATTTTCAATGGTGATTATATCAACACATTTATAATCTTCAGTTATTATTGCGTATGTAATCATTTTAGTATCTTGCGGTAAATATATCTAAGTTTTGTTGGATTTCTGATGGGCTTAATTTCCTATCATAAATCAACACAGCTGCAACTTGCATATTTGAGTAACCCCAATAACCAGTTCCAACTGTAATTTGTTGGTTTTCACCAGCTCCACTTGCATCCAATGCTCTATCAGTAATGGTTTCAGTTCCATCAAAGTATCCATTTTGGGTACAATCAGCTTCAGTAATTACAAATGAATACCATTGGTTTAGATTGTATGATGCTGCTATATCAGCAACACCAGGAGATGTTAAATAAGAATATGTTCCACATGCAGTAGTATTCCATGTCAAATCTCTATATGGAGTAGATGATGTTGTTGTTCCAGTCAACAAAGTTGTCATCATAGTAGTGTGTGCTTTACTACCAGCAGTAGATTTAGCAATAATCATAAATGTATTACCACTCTGATTTAATCCAATTGGTAATCTAACATATTGGTTACTACCATTTAATTGGAAATAACCACTATCTCCTGATGTATGTGTTGGAGAGTTTACCAATGTTGCATCATTTCCATTTCCACTCAAATCAGACCATGTAGTTCCACTTCCAGGGTAAGATGCGGCATTACCTGCATCTATGTACATTTGTAATCCACCCGATACAATACCAGTTGCTTGTTTTTCTACTACACTTAATGGTGTTGGTATAGTTGAGAATCTATATCCTTTATCAGTTCCAACATAAACCCTAAAGTCCTGAACTAATTTACCAACCGCATCGTTTACACCATCATATCCTAAAATAGAGCAATAGTTTTCAGTTCCAAAATCACCACTAAATGTTCCAGTAGCCACCCTTGTTCCATTTACATAAATGTATTTGTTAGTTCCACTTCTTACAAAAGCAAAATGGTAATAATTGTCTAATGTATCTGTCAAACTAAATGTAGTTGCAGAACCATTCATATAGTATCTTAATGTAGTTCCAGTACTCCATTGTAATAATAAAGCATCTCCACCGGGTTCACCAAATATGTGTAATTGGTATGGGGGAGAGCCCCAATCAGGAGCAACAGGTGCAATATATCCTTCAACAACAAAGTCAGTATTACCCATATTGATAGATGTCCAAGGTAAAGCTCCTAAGTTCTTTTGGTTTGCCGTTACTAATGCAGTTGAATAGCCTTCATCAACCCAATTACTTCCACTATAATTCAATACTGAAGATGATGCATATAATTCACCACTACCTGTAGATACTAAACTTACATTGCTTCCAACTCCACTAATCAAAGAACTTACATCTTGCAATGGTTCTGCCATTCCCAAATCAGTAAACTCTGAACCTGGTACAGCAAGGAACAATGAAGATGAAAATGGGTCAAATCTGAATTGATATGATACAGATGGCGCTACTGCTTCACTATATGGATTTAATCCAATTAACTTATTATCGTAAAGTCCAAATACCTCAAAATCTCCTAAATATATTCTTTCACTTACCTCTCCCATATCAACTTATTGTTATTCCGTATTTTGTAGATACATAATCTTTAAATTGCGCCCACTCACTTGCTGATGGCTCACCATAAATTAGGATTACTTCAGCAACAGCCATATCGTTTGCTCTGGTGTTTACCAATGAACCAACATTTGATGTTCCTGTCATAAATCCATTTATACCAAATATGGTTGTTCCAGCCCATGTATCGTTTGTTACACTTCCATTATATCTCAAACTTCCTGTAGTTGTATTGTTTCCAGTATAAGTGTCCGCACTTGCAGCTTGGTATTGTTGCCATAGTACATATTCAGTACCTAATGTTAGGTTTGTATTTGTATCTACAACTTGAATAGAAGCTGCACCCAATCCCACAACATTTCTCATATCACCATCAGAAAATTGTCTATCAAACCAAATCCTTTTTACTGAATTACCATCAGAATGTCCAATAATTGGTGCTGAAAACGATTCTCCTGTTGTTTTTGAGCCTATATAATCACATATAATGATTTGAGTGTAGGATTCACTACTCAATGCTGGGAATGAGCCAGTAGAGTTCAAATACTGGGGAGCTCCATTTGGATAAGTTGCATTTGTAGTTATACCAAATCTTACAATAGGTTGATTATTCAAATCAGAATATGCTGATGCTGTACTTGGACTTCGTTCTACGGCTGTTAGATTGGGGTTAGAGTCAAATGATTGAGTTACGGGGTATCCGTTTATATAATCATCCCACCTTTGAACTTTTGAAGTATCGGTTGTACTCATTGTTATACCATAATCTGCTTTCCACCATGCTTTGATGTTAGAAAAATCAGCAGGAGTCCAACTCGGTGGAGCAGGTACTTCTTCTATTTTAACGCTTCTAAATGCAAATGGTGTAAACATATTATTGGAAATTATTTAATCCTACTAAGTACAATGAGGTTGTATCAAATGCGATGAATGTAAGAACATCCTCCGCAGTTGCTGATGATGCAGTAAAGAACGAGCCCGATGGTTGTAAGATGTTCGGACCAAACGATACAGTTGCTCCACTTACTGATTTAACCAACATATTCACAGTTTGAGAACCCTGAACATTCTCTGCTGTGATGTGTGTATCTCCACTTACCAATTGTAATACAAAGAAGTTTCCAGCACTCACATCCATAGATGCAGTTGTAGAAACAATACTCATATTCACGTGATTTCCTTTGAGAGAACCTGTGATTCCTACACTACCTGTAATTTGTGCTGAACCTGAGTATGGGAATGTATCTACAGTCACCATACTACCAGTGATTGCTGAGCCAGATACAACATAGAGTGTGTTAGGGTCTTTAGTACCCAACGCTGCGTAAGATGCTGATGTAATTGCTACCACATGCTTTACGGATGGAACACCACCATAGGTTGGGGATACATTATCTACTAATGAACCGGTGTAAGAGCCAGATGTAATAAAATAACTTCCACTTACATCTACCGAGCCCGTTACTTCAGCTTTACCAACAAATGGGAATCCACTTCCACCTCCACCAGCAGCATCAATCTCAACAGTCACAGTTCCACCACCAGCATCAGTCACAGTCACAGCACTACCTGTAAAGTTTAATGTTGATGCATCAGCGATTTCAACACTATCTTTTGCAATTGCTAAGATGGTTGTATTACCCGAAGTTCCCGAAGTTCCTCCACTACCTGCCGTTCCGTTAGTTCCATCAACACCAGAAGTACCCGATGTACCAGCAGGGCCTGTTGAACCTGTGGTTGCAGTTGAGCCAGATACGATATATAATGTATTTGGGTCTTTTGTTCCTAATGCTGCATATGATGCTGAATCCAATGTTACAACGTGGTTTACTCTACCCACATCGGTGTATGTATCGGTAATGTTGTCCACCACCGAACCTGAGTAGGTATCCAAAGATAAAGAAATACTACCAGTTACACCTAAACTACCAGTGATTTGAGCACTACCAGTAAATGGGAAACCTGTTGCTTCATCTACAACAGAGCCGGAGATTACATATAAGGTATTTGCATCTACTGAACCCAAACCATCGTATTCCGCTTGTGTAAGGGTTACGATATGTTCAATTCTATCTACTGATGTGTATATATCACCAATGTTATCAACTACTGAGCCAGAGAACGAACCTGTGGTGATTGTGATACTTCCACTTATGCTTGTACTACCAGTTACTTTTAATTCACCTTCAATGGTAGTCAAACCATCGTTTCTAACTGAAAGGAAATCAGTTGTTGATATATTACCTACAACTCTAAACAATCCGGTATCAGGAGTAGTTCCTCTATTGGATACAATCCATAAACCAGCACCTTTGTTTACCGCTGGTGAACCATCAACATTTATTCTTACAACAGGAGTATTAGTTGCTTGATTTGCTTGGTCTTGAGTGAATACGATTTGTTGGTCTTTACCAACTTCAACATCTAAGCTACCAGTTAAGATAATACTACCTGTGATTTGAGCACTACCTGTGAATGGGAATGCATCAGCCGTATTACCTGATGTGCCGGATGTACCACCACTTCCAGCAGTACCATTAGTTCCATCCACACCTGATGTTCCAGCAGTTCCGTTTGTACCATCTACACCGGATGTACCAGCTGAACCATTGGTTCCGTCTACACCACTTGTCCCTGCTGTTCCATTTGTACCATCTATGCCAGATGTACCAGCCGTACCATTTGTACCATCAATTCCTGAAGTACCCCCAGTACCATTAGTTCCATCTACTCCGCTTGTTCCTGCTGTTCCGTTTGTTCCGTCTATACCGGAAGTTCCATCAGTTCCTGATGTTCCACCAGTACCAGATGTACCTGATGTATTTGCATCAAATAAAGAAGAAGATGCTATCTGAGTTGGTACTCCATTAGAATCACCTACCCACAAGTATCCTTCTTGAATGTTTGGTAAGTTATTTCCAACTTGGTTAAAGATGATTCCTCTACCATTATTAGAAGAACGAGTAATAACTCCTAATGTCTGAACCGAGTTAGCAGAACCTGATGGTCTTGTTGGTGTCCATCCTCCATTTATTCCTAAATAAACAATTGTTCCAGCAGGATATAATGATGTATCTACACCAATGATTTCACCACTAATTAAGCCAGTACCCGTAGCAGAAGGTGCTAATGTAGTATCACCAGCAATTAAAGTAGCAGGTCTACGATTTGCTTGTCCTGCTCTTGCTATATATACATTTGCATTATCACCAGTTGCACCTGATACAAATAAAGGTGTACCTTTAAGGATTGATGAGGTTTCAGCGTTGTGAATGTTTTGGTGAAGTGTTTTAACCCAGTCTAAAGAAAGATTACCAGCTCCATCCGTAGTTACAAACATATCAGTTTGGCCATCAGCTGTTGGATAGTTTAGTCCACTTGCCGTTAATTCGTTTACTACTCTAACTGAACCATAAAGAGTTTGAACATCATCTGCCGCATCACCAAATTGGTTAGAGCCAGATGAATAGATTACTGATGATGTTTCAATTTGAACTAATAATTTAGAAGCTGTGATGTCTCCTGTTACATTAAGTGAACCATTAAATAATTGGTCACCATTAAATGTATTACTACCAGTAGTAGCGTAAGAACCAGTCTTAGCAGTTAAATTACTGATGTTTGTAGTGTTGGTTGATATATTACCCTCATCAGTTGTTAATCTGCTTTCTAATGAAGAAGAAAGGGCATCTACGGATGCAGTTGTTGCATACCCACCAGTAACGGATGTAAGAGAATCAATTTGAGTTTGGAGTGAGCCTGTCTCCGTCTCTAAACTATCTAATCTTAAATCAGTTGATTGTGTATATGCGTTAAATGATGCGGTTGTTACCAATGATGAGGTATCAACGGATACAGCAGCTGCATTTACATTTATGGTAGCTATACCACCTCCAAATGAGGCTGTGATTGCATCACCTACAAAGTTTAATGTAGTTGCTACACCCAATGTTGTACCTTCTTCTTGCACTACTACACCACTACCGCTGGCTACTAAACCATCAATTTGGTCTTGTAGGTTTATGATAGATGAGGAGAATGAAGATGAATCTACATTATAACTACCTTCATCCACCAATGAATCAATCATATCGGAGTTGAAGTCCCTTAGTCTTTCAGCGGTTATAAACCCTGTATTATTATTGGGAAAATTACTTTGATTTTCCGCTTGTAATTGGTCTTTTGTTAATTGGCTCATAGTGTTTATCTAATAACATCAAAATCAGATGAGAATGCTCTTGAGAAAGCTCCTCTTTGAACTGGTGGTGCTTGTAATCTTCCTATACTTTGGTTTATCAATAATCCATCACAACACTCCCTTGAATAATTATTGGAATCTAAACACAAACAACCTCGTCTATTTGTTTTAGGAACTGCTAATCCCTGAGTAGGTCCTTTTACGATACCACCTTTGGAATTACGATAATTTTGATTATCCTTCCATGCTACTCTATACCTTTTCATAGACTTCCAGTTACTGCGCTTATTCTTCCAATACCCTGTTCAATTAGTAATCCATCACAACATCTAACCGAGTATTCATTTCGGTTTCTACACAAACAACCTCTACGAGAGTTCTTTGGAGATGATAAACCCCAGCTTCTCTCATATTTGTTCGGTTTTGGGATGTGTTTCTTATTGAACATTTTATTCTTTTGTCTTTAACAACCAATTGGTGTTATGTATTGGAGTTCATAGCTTCTTTGTGCATTAACCCCTGTAATTGATTGTAATCAGCTTGGTATGCAAGGTATAACAAACACTTCTCTAATGGTAAGGAGAGAACCTCATCAAAGTTTAAGATGTCATTGTTGGAAAGTTGGACAATAGCTCCATAGCCTCCCCATTTCTTTCCAAAATTGACTTGATGTTGGGAGGAAGCTTCTCCGCCTTCAAAGATTTCAGGATATCGTTCACTAAGTCCTCCGATAAAAGAAAAAAAAAGTGTAATGCCCCAAAGTGGACATCCATAGGCACATCTAAAAACTTATCCTCATCCATCACACCTTTGTATGCTTCTATGTTATACTGAGTTAAAACCTTCTTTGTAATAGGTCTATATAGAATAGACATAATCTTCTTCCAATTATCGTTGATAGAGATTGTATCATACTTTGTGATGTCCAAATATGCACCATATGCAATCTTAGATAGGTTTGGTTCAAATCCATATTCCTTATCCCCAATCTTTATTATCCTTTGTAGAGGTAAATCAGTCTTACCAATAAACTCCATCAAATCCACTTTAATTTCACCATACATATCAGATGGTAATTGCCCAATGTAATCCGTTGGAACTTTGCAGAAATGGTGTAGTAAACAAGCCATATAGCCCGTTTCTTCTTCTCCATAGATTTCCAAATCCTTTTGGAAACGGAGGTATTCTCTCAAAGTGATTGCTGACCAATCCTTTGGAACTGTTATCTTTAATTCTTTCGTTGCCATAGTTTTACAAAGTGTGAATCCACACCATTACCTTCAGTATAGATTTCGGTGTGTGTTTTGTTAATGTGTCCAAATAGTAAATCTTGCTTCTCCTTACCTAAAAAGTTGTGAAACTCACCAACTATGTACTGGATAGTAGATAGTTCAGCATGCATCAAAAAAGGATACTCAGCTCCTTCACAATCTATCTTTAGTAAGCCAACCGCTCTACCTTTAACCAAATCCTCAAAAGAGATAGTAGATACTTCTTCGTATTCTCCTCTCCATCCGTGGTTGTTATCCGTATTTAGGTATTGGGTTGTTCCAAAGTTGCCTGAAAGGGTATCACCCCCATCGTTATAATAGTTTTGTAATTGTAGGGTATCATCTGATGAGTGATATACTGCTCTTTGTATAGGAGTGATTGGTGTATTCTTTTGGATTTGCTCACAATTGTAGGTGGATGGCTCTACCATTTCCCAATTATCGGAGATGGATGACCAAGCTCTATAAAACCCTCCTACATTTGCTCCTATGTCCAACACCAAATCTTCTTTAGAAATCTTTAGAAGATGTATAGGGTAATGCCTACATTCTGATGTTACTATATCTAACCAATTCTCTGGCTGATTACTTGCTACTAATTTATCTACTTTCATCAGTTTATATCCAATTTAGATTTTTGTTGTGGTTTGTATTCACTTACTCTATACTGCTCTGGATTAGTCAATTCTATGTTTTCAACAACGATTTCCGCTTGAATAGTGTTTAGGTTATCCAAAGTTACTTGTTGCTTCATATCCTCTAATTTTTTATGTAGAGAGTTTCTTTGATGAACCACAGCCAATAAGTTTGATTTCAACTCTTCACTTTGTTGAACCATCTTATTCAGCTCTTTCTCCAAATGAGATGCCCATTGGGCTAAATCTATGTAATCCTTTTCGGTTACCTCAACTCCGTTTATCTTCATATCTTATCTAATTGAAATGGCATAAGTGCCATAGTTTTTCTTTTTGTTTGATAGCATCCAACTTCCTACATACCTACAAGCATCAATTGCGTGGTTGTTGGTATCTATGGGCTCGTTCAAAAGAGAATTGTTTTTATCTTTTTTCCACACATAGGAATAGAACTCATCAATTAGATTCTTTGAGTTCTTTGTTAAATGTATTTTGTGTTGCTTTAGTGTATCTATTCCAGCCATAATACTATCAGGTCCTTTGAGGGCTGGTTTAATGTTGATTCCACCACTACGGAAGATTTCTTCTATAAGTCTTGGGTCAGATGAGTCCGCAATTACTTCCTTTCTGCCATAAGCGTTGTATGCTCCTCTAATAAAGTTTGAGATTTGATTTGAGAGTAGGTTTTTCTCATAACATACCTCATCAAAGTAAATACCCTCATCACCTTTCCATAGGGATACCAATGCGGTTGGGTCATTTGTAAAGCCAAAATCACAGCCATACCCCAATAGCTCACAGCCCTCAGGTATGTAATCTACCACATTTACATTATCAAACACCAATCCTTCAATCATACCTTCCAAACCTAATCCATAGGTTTTCCAATAGGATGGTGATGTATGCTCTAATCTTTCAATCTCCTGTATTATCTCATCCTCTAAGAAGGGATTATCCTTATAGGTGGAGATAATCCTCTCTGCTTCAGGGTGTGTAAGCATTTGGGTATAAATCCAATGGTTTGTTGGGAACGATGGGTTGTATGCTATTATAGTTTTGTTTGAAGTTCTTATGAATAGCTGGAACATATCATCCCAGTCTAACTCATTTGCTTCATCAACAAAAAGATAATCTCTTTTAGTTCCCTTTCTTCGTTCACCATCTTGCACCGATAAGAACTCTATGGTTGAGCCATTATGGAATGTGTATTGGTTTTCTGAAGCATACCATTGGTTTTCGTTCCACAAGTCCAACTCCTTCATTATATTACGAAAGTCTCTTAGAGTTGAAATGCGTAGGGATGGGAAGGATTTTCTTACGATGGATATAGATGTTCCAGCTTCTTCTAATGCTTTTACTACCAAATACTGAACGGCTGAATAGGATTTACCACTACGAGTTCCTCCTTGTAGTATTACTATTCTCCCTCCGTTTAATATATCAGTAAAAGTCTTACTGGTCTTTATTTTTACTTCCATCTTTATTCTCCCTTTGTATAACTTCAATTTGTAGCTTTTCTACTCTTGCATTTACTTCCGCATCTACCTTCATATCTACGCTCTTTAGCTTTGGAACTACATACTCCAATAACTTTAAATAAATCTCAGCTGCTTTGATTGGATTTTCTTTTCTTATCTTATCTATATCTTCGGTAATATTGTCCAATCCTTTATTAGCCAATCGGGCAAGCGTGAGTTTGGCTTGTTCCGTAGAACGATTGATAGCTCCTTTTGGTCTACCACCACTTAACTTATGTCCTTTTTCAAACGGCATTTTATATTATCCTATAGTATTTTAATATATAACAACAATTTGTCTATTAGTATGTGAGTAATATATATAGATATATTATAGTAGTGTTCTCCACTCTTCTTTTACACCTTCCTTACTAAAGATTTCTTTAGTAAATAGGTTTAGTATTTCTCCATCTGATTCTTCATATACACCTGTCTCTTTTATTACCATAAATTGTGTGTATACTATAGAAGGTAAACTAACTTTATTTGTATTGTCCAAATACAAAGCAAATTCTATAAACTTCTTCTGTCTCTCATTGATTTGCTTCATCTTGTCCATAAATTACAATTCGGGGTGGGTCAGCAAACTGCCACTTATATCCTAAATAAGTTTGAGCTCTTCCCCTTAATACACCAACCAATGTCTGTCTTTGAGTTTTACCCAAATCCATTGCATCTCCAGCTGCATCTACATTTTCCCAAGTTTCTATAATCTCATCAGTCTCAGGGTTTATCTGATGTATTCTTCTTTCTCTATTTGTTTTAGAGCCAATCAAAGCACCATGCTTTGAGTTATATCTACTTCTTTCAGTTCGTAAGTAATGCTCCTCTCCTTCAAAAACCTGCATCCATCCTTCTCCATAATATTTAATTGCTAAATCTATGATGTATTCAGGTCCTTGAGATAAGATGTAATCTAACTTTTCTTTATTAACCTTTTGTATTTCTGCAACTTGTTCTTCAGTAAGTTTTGTTTTAGGTCTACCTACTCTTCTACTCTTCATCATTATTGGTGAATGGATTATCTAATTTGTTTTTTAAGTGTTCTCTTATTTTTCTCACGTTTAAGAATGTAGTGCTTTTTGATACTCCTATCTTTGATGATAAGCTTTCTAATGTATCTGATGAAAACCAATACAAACTTGCTAATTTTGCGGATGCCCATACTTTTGTTCCTTCTAATCGTTTTAATTCATCTATAAGTTCATCGTATGTCTTTTGTATCCTTAAATCTTCTTCTACATTATATTCTTCTTCCGTAGTTTCAACATCTGAACCTTCAACAAACCTATTCTTTATTTTAACTCTATTTATCCACCTTGTCTTTATGAATGCTCTACAATACTGAAGATTGAATGTATCTTCATACCAAATTGATTCATTTCCTTTCTCTAATAGATAAACATAGAGTTCAGAGAGTAAATCATCACCTTCATCAACATCCTTTGTTATATTAAACGCAACTTGCTCAAGCCATGTTCTATGTTTGAGGTGTAATAGTTCTACTCTTTTGGTATTCTCATCCATTTACTTTTTGGACAAAGTCTTTGATTGTGTTGTATGCACGCAACCAATGTTTACCAGACGATGCGCAGGTGCAAGGTTGAGGTTCTTTAGTATTACTAATCTTTAAGTGTAAATACCAAACGGTCTTTGCTAAATCGGTAGGGATTCTATCCTTAACTACCTTTACAACATTCAATGCTTCTTCCCATTCATTTTCCAATAATGGGGAATAATCAATTTTCTTTTTTCCCATAATAACTTAAAATAATTTTATATCTTTTTTACAACCAAAGAAATCATTTATCTTTCTTTGTCTTTCTGAACAGCCACAATCCTCAAATCCTAAAGAATTAGCAACCCTCATTGCAATACGCTTACCAAATCCTATAGTAGAATAGTGTATGATTCGTTCTAACCAATCACCTACACACATTACTTTTTCTTCTTTAGTTTATCTACCCTGTGGTATTTTAGGATGTTTTCTTGCCATGTCAATAGTTGGAGGTTTTCCAATCGGTTATCCTTCTTATTACTATTGATATGGTCAACCACATATCCCTCTGGGATTTCTCCTTTAAAGCTTTCCCAAACTACTCTATGAGCTCTGAAATAGGTTTTGTTCTTATGACCTGGCTCATTATACATCCCAACATTTATATAACCTGATGGGTGCTTATCCCAAAGTTTTAATTTGTAAAACTCACAATTTGGATTTGTTCTGGGGGATAGTCTTGTTGAATAAAAGTTTCCTTTATTGCTTACCCAATAATCAGGGAACTCTTCTATATTTCTTAATTCTTCTTTTATCATATCATACATTTTTTAGGTATTGGGGGAGGTTTCCCTCCCCCGAGTAAAAATCAAAATATACCTATGGGTGTAGGGAAAATGGCAATAAACCCAAACACCTACTATAAATAGATAATAATTTTGGAAACGTCATTCCTGAAAGAAAAAACTTACTTTTTTTTATTTTTTTCTGCTAAAATCTTTTCCATTACTTCTTCAAGCTCTTTTTCAAGCTTTACTTTAGAAAGGTATTGTTCATAGGATTCTTTCTTTTCCTTGCTCCAACCTGTTGTATCTAGCTTATTCATAATTGATTTGTTTTTATATTGTAAATTGTGTTGATTTGATTTAACCACTTTTTTTCTGTGTAATCATCAAATCCCATAGCATCTTTGATTGAATCCCATCCTAAATCCTTAAAATCTTCTACAGCTCTATTATAAGATGTCATATCAGTATCTACATCAATTAGTTTATCAAGTATTTTTTCTACTAATTTACCTTTTACTTTTACTTCTTCTTGAATTATATCTTGAACTGTATCTTGTTCTTGACCTTTATCTCTAGGGGTTAGGATAGTGTTAGTATACTGTATGGATACACTATCTAAATAATCTGTATTTTGTTTAGAAAATGAATAATTACCACCAGCATCTTTGAAAACAATTCCATTGTCTTCTAACAATTTGATTACAGATAAAATTGGTTTAGATGTTTTACTTAAAAAATCTTTTCCATTTTGAAACTCACAAAACTTTTTAATAAACCATTTATCAGCATCAATAATTGTAATTCTATCCCCAATAACCTCCAGTAATTCACTTTCTGTTATATCTGTATTACAATCAAAGTTTAATCTCCTCATAGATTTTTTCCAAATCCCAGCATGATTACAGTCATCTAACAACCAAATCCATACTAATTTATAATCATTAGAAAGGTTTATAAACCAATCATCTTTCCACTTTTCAGCATCGGTATATCTTTTCTTTGCCATATTATTTAATTTTAATTTATACAAATATACGAAAAAAAGTTGAGATACACAACATATACTCTATAGATAGTCTATCCATACTCTTATCATACACTTATATAAGTATATAGTAAAAATCCCAAACCACAAAAATCAGCAAAAGTTTTTTAACTTTTTTTCTTTGTGAGTATAAAATCTCAATTTTTAATCAAATTATACTTTTTTTTAGTAAATGGCTTGGTAGTTCAGGAATTATTTCGTATATTAGTACTGTAATTAAAAGTTAAACCTAAAGTATGATTGAGTATTTATCCCATCCAGAAAACCGAGTTACTGTATTTGCAGTAGTAATGTTGAGTTATTTAATTTATAAAATGATTAAAAAATAATTTGGATATATCAAAATAATTTCGTATATTTGTATAACAATTAAAAATTAAATCAAAATGGCAAATCAAATCTCAAAAGAAAAATTAGTAGAGTATCTCAATGAGCAGGTAGAACAATACCATCACTCTACAAAAGATGTTATTCATAGTGCTTCACATCAACTAGCAATTGAAGCTACATACTCAACATATAATTCTTTACGAACTTTAATTGAGAATGGTGTGTTTGATGAACAACGATAGGTTTTACTGACCATTTTCCTATCGTATCGGAGGAGGGGAACAAAGTTTTAGGTTTTTGTCAATTGGTTATGTCAGTTCTCCTTCCTCCACCCTTTACCTAAGCGAACCGGGTAAGTGTTTGTTAGTTATTTTGTTTTCCAAGGATTAGGAGGGTTTTACCCTCCTTTTCTTTTTTCCAAAAAATCTATCTTCGTTGTAAGTTCTGCTACTTTGGTTGAAAGGTCTAAGATAGTTTTTCTCATCTCATCCTTTTCTTTAGATGCCTGCTCTAATAGGGCTTCTAACTTTGCTATTCTATCTCTACAATCGTATCGGTATTGGTATTCATCTTCTCTTTTTTTTTCTGCCCTCTTTTCATAAAAACGAAAAGCGGCTGCTGAACCCAACACCGTAACTGCCGTTGCTAATACTGTGTAGATACTTTCCATAGTTTATTCTGAAATAGGAACACAATTTGGAACTTCTCTACCGTCCAACATCTTTGTTCCGATTGCTTCATATCCTTCCCAACAAGCGTCTTCCAATCCTTCAGCAAATAGATAAATACCTTCGTATTTCTTTGCTTCAGATAACTTAGAAGCAATCTTACCTTGCGTAGACATATTCTCTCTAAACTTTGAGTAGCAAATTGCTAATGCTTGCTCCTGTGGGTATTCATTACCGATTTCTGACATACATCTTCCGATGTAATCATCTTCTCTTTCTCCTGATTTCTTTTGAGGTATTGGCATCGTTAAATAATATTATAGGTTGTTCCGTTGTATTCCACCTTTTCAATTCTTCCAATTGGAAATACTCTAAATCCACTTCTACTTACATCGTAAAGAATAATATATCCATTAGATGTTCCTGAGAATCCATCTACCCAATATTTTAATCCACGCATAGCTTTGTTACCAGGTCCAAATACGGAATATACTTCTTCTCCTCTTAAAGTTCTACGAGGATGACCAGGTGTTCTACCTTCAGTTTGTCCCCATATCTTCATAATCTCATATTGATTA